CGTCAGCTTCGCGAACTACCGGCCGCCCGCCCGCTACGACGGCGTCCCGTGGGCCGAGGCGCGCGTCGACGAGGCCGCCACCGGAGACGGCGTCTGGGCGACGATCGACCTGCTGCCGCTAACCCCGACCGACCCGGACCCGACCGATCCGCTCTACCGGTCGTTCACGACCGACCAGGGCACCAGCGCGGGCCTCTGGTACCGGTTGGTGTTCGTCGACGCGGCCGACGGGACGAGCCAGCCGACGTGGCCGTTCCAGAACCTGCCGTTGCCGGCGGCGGTCGCCGCGTACACGACGACGGACGAGCTGTTCCGGGTGATGAAGATCCGGCAGCCGACCCCGGCGCAGATCGTGGCGGGGCAGCGGGTGATCGACGCGGCCGCGTTGGAGATCGACCGTGAGATCGGCCGCAACGCACCCTACGACCAGCCGCCCGCGCTGGCGGTCGAGGTCAACCTCGAACGCGCGGTCGAGCACTGGCGGTCGGAGGAGGCGCCGTTCGGCGTGATCGGGTTCGACAGCTCGCTGCCGACGCCGACAGCCCGCGACTCCTGGGAACGGTACGCGTTGAAGCTGGCGCCGCTGAAGGAGCGGTGGGCGATCGCGTGACCGACGCGACGCTGCTCGAGGTGCGTGAAGCTTTGGCGGCGCAAATCGCCGGGAGACTCGCGAACCTCGACAGCAGCTACGGCGAGCTCCAGGTGCTGCCCCGCAGGTTGTTCAGCCCGACGCCGCCGACGATCGACATCTACCCCGCCGACCCGGTGCAGGAGCAAACCGCGTTCGGTTACGAGAGCCGCGACACCTTCCTGACCGTCAGGGCCAGGGTGACGATGGCCGACGACGACGCCGGCCAAGACCTGCTCTGGGAGTTCGCCGACACGACGACTGCGGCGTCGCTGCTGGCCGCGTTCGCCGCCGACCCAACCCTGGGCGGCACCGCCGACAACTCGACCGTCGAAGAGCAGACCGGCTTCCGCATCTACGAGGACACCCCAGGCAGCGGCGGCTACCTCGGCTGCGAATGGCGGCTAAGGATCGTCAGATGAGCCGCATCCTGTGGCTCGGGAACCCGCCTTGGTCGCCGTCCGGGTACGGCGAGCAGGCCGCCCTGTTCGTGCCCCGGCTCGCCGGTCAGGGGCACGACATGGCGGTGCTCTGCAACTACGGACTGCAGGGCCGCGAAACCCGCTGGGGCGGCTACACGTGCTTCCCGTCTGACGGCTACTGGGGCAACCTCAACCTCGGCGTCTTCGCCGACCACTGGCGCGCCGACCAGGTGATCGCCCTCTGCGACGCCTGGGTGCTGAAACCCGACGTCTGGCCGGAAGGCCTCGAGGCGGCGGTCTGGGCGCCGATCGACCACTGGCCGATCCCGCCGTTGGTGCTCGCCGTGCTCCAGCACGAGCGGATCACACCTGTCGCGATGTCGAGGTTCGGCTACGAGCTGATGCGTACGTTCGACCTCGATCCGCTCTACGTACCGCACGGCGTCGACACCCAGCTGTTCCGGCCGCAACGAGAGATCCGGGACGCGGTCCGCGACGAGCTCGACATTCCCCGCGACGTCTTCCTGGTCGGGATGGTCGGCGCGAACGTCGGCAACCCGTCGATGCACCGCAAAGGGTTCGACAAGGCGTTCCTCGCGTTCAACGAGTTCGCGCGCCGCCACCAGGACGCCTGGATGTACGTGCACGCGAACGCGACGCCGCAGGACACCGGGCTGAAGCTCGACACGCTGGCGACGGTGATCGGCTGCCCGACCGGCCGGATCCGGTTCCCGCACGCGCAGGCGTTCCAGCTCGGCATCCCAACCCAGGCGGTCGCCTACACCTACCAGGCGTTCGACGTGCTGCTGCAGCCGTCTCTGGGCGAAGGGTTCGGGATCCCGATCGTCGAGGCGCAAGCCTCGGGGGTGCCGGTGATCGTCTCCGATCACTCGGCAATGACGGAGCTGTGCGGCGCCGGCTGGCTCGTCGACGGCGACCCGCTCTGGGACGCGTTGCAGGAGTCGTTCTTCATCTCGCCGCACGTACGGTCGATCGTCGACGCGCTCGAGGCCGCCTACGCCGCTCGCGGCGACGAGGAGCTGCGAGCCCGTGCCGCATCGTTCGCCGCCGACTACGACGCCGACCTCGTCGCCGACCGGTACTGGCGGCCGGCGCTCGAGCGGCTGCTCGCGGCCGAGCCCGAGGAGGCAGTCGCGTGAGACGCTGCCTCGTCACCTTCGCCACCGGCGAACACCAGCGCCTCCTCGAGCTCTCCCAGCCGCGGATGGCCGACTACGCCGAACGGCACGGCTACCGGCTCGAGACACGCACCCCGAGCATGTCGCTGCGGCCGCCCTCCTGGATGAAGGTCGCCGTCATCCTCTACCAGCTCGAACAGAACACCGAGGTGCTCTGGATCGACGCCGACGTCGTGATCGTCGACGACAGCCAAGACATCGCCGACCAGGTCTACGACGACGCCTGGCAAGCGCTCGTCGCGCATCACACGCCCGACGGGGAGGTGCCGAACTGCGGCGTCTGGTACCTGCGGCAGCCGATGCGGTCGGTGCTCGAGCGGCTGTGGCGGATGGACCGCTACCTGAACCATCCCTGGTGGGAGCAAGCCGGCATGTTGGACCTGCTCGGCTACCGGCACGAACCGCGGCCGGTCGTGCTCGACCAGCCGACCGAGCTGTACGAGCGCACCTGCTGGCTCGGGCTGGAATGGAACTCGCACGAGGAGAACGACCGGCATCCGGCGCCGCGGTTCGCGCACGCGACCGCCGGCCCGCTCGAGTGGCGGGAAACAGTGATGCGCGACTACCTGACGCGCGAGCTCGCGCAGACGAAGGAGGGCTAAATGCCGAAGTACCTACTCACCAACGCGAAAGTGACGGTCGGGGGAACCGACCTGAGCCGGTTCGCTTTCAGCCTCGACACACCGGAGACGAAGGAGCAGGTCGACGTCTCCGGCTTCAACCCGGCGGGCACCCGCGAGTACCTGCCGGGCCAGTCCGACCAGACGATCACGATCGGGTTCCTGCAGGGGTTCGGCAGCAGCGAGCCGCACCGGGTGCTGCAGCCGCTCTACAGCTCCGGCACCAGCTTCGTGATCTCGGTGCAGGCCGACGCGACCGCGGCGCCCGGCCCGGGCAACCCGACGTTCGGCGGCACCGCCTCGATGTACGAATACAACGGGCTGGCCGGCCAGCTGAACGCGCGCGGCGAGCTGACCGCGACGTTCAAGCCGGCGACCGGCACCGGCTTCCTGTGGGGCACCGCCTAACCCGGTGACCGCCGTCGTTCATGGGCTGGGGGAACTGTCACAGGCGTTCGCCGACGCCGGCCGCGAGGCGACCAGTGAGCTGCGCGCAGGCCTGCGGCAGGCGGCCGACCCTGTGCGCCGCGACGCCGAAACCCTCGCCGTCGCAAAGATCCGCCATATGCCGCTCTCGCCCAAATGGGCTGAGATGAGAGTCGGCGTGCTCACCCGCCTCGTCTACGTCGCCCCGGTGAAACGCGGCGTCAAAACACGAGGCGCCGACCCGCGCCGCCGCCCCAAACTCGCCGACCTGCTGATGGAACGCGCGATGGAACCCGCGCTGCAACGCAACGAGGAGCACAGCGTGCACGCCGTGCAGGCGGCGCTCGACCGGTCGATCGACGACTTCAACCGCGGAGGACCCAGATGACCGACAACAACACCGGCCGCAGCGGGGACGGGTTCGAGCTCGACGGCGAGTTCTACCGCTGGCACCTCTCCGACATCGGCAAAGACCTGATGCTGATCGACCGCATCTCCGGCATGTCCGTCGCCGAGTTCTACGAGCTCGCGCAAGACCCCGTCGCGCAAGAACGCATCCCCGTCTTGTTGACGCTGATCGCGACGTCGATCCGGCACCGCCACCACGACTGGTCGGTCGAGCGGATCTACCGGCGCGTCATGGACCTCTCGATCTCGAAGGACGTCACGATGATCGACGGCGACAGCGAGGAGGACAGCCGCCCTTTGCTCTCCGCCGCCCCCGCAACGCCGCCGAGCGGCGAGCCCGAGAGATCGCCGAGCGGCGAGCCCGAGAGATCACCGAACATCGATTCCTCGCCGCCGTCGACCCCGGCGGCGAACGGGACCTCGCAGACGTCCTACGCGACCCTGCCGTGATGTGGACGCCCTGGCTCGCGCATCTGTTCCCCGGCGTCACGGTCGGCGAGCTCGAGGCGGGTAACTGGACGATGGCCGGCTACGTCGCGATGCACGACATGGCTAGCGAAAGGTAGAAGCCGGTGGCCGGCCGGAAACTCGTCGTTGAGGTCGCCGCCGACATCTCCCAGTACATCAAGGGGCTGTCGCAGGCATCGTCGGCAACGAAGAAACTCGACGTCAGCGTCTCCGAGCTGAACGTCGACACGAAGAAGCTGACCGAGACCGCAGTACGCGCATCGGTCAAGCGGGCCGAACGCCTGGAGAAGGAGGTCGCCGGCTACCGGCAGCTCGCCGCCGTCGCCGTGAAGGGCTCGAGGGAGCAGATCGCGGCGACGAACCTCGCCGCCCAGTCCGAACGGAAACTCGCCTCCTCGTTCGCCGTCGTCGGCGTCGAGGCGCGACAGGCGAGCAGACACACGAGCAGGCTCGGCCGCGACGTCGACCACGCCGCCCGCGGCGCCCTCTCCGGCTCCGGCCTCTTCCACAGCTTCGGCCGGTCGTTGGCGTTCGCGTCCGGCGGCTTCATCGCGTTCCACGAAGCGTCCGACTTCATCCGCGAGTCGATCAACGCCGCCCGCGAGGCGATCGTCGCGCAACGGTCGCTCGCCGCCCAGATGAAAGCGTCGGGCGAGTCGTTCGAGGCGAACCGGGAGCGGATCGAGAAGGTCGCTTTGTCGTACGGCAAGTTCGGGTTCCAGAACGACGAAGTGATCCAGTCATTGACGGTGCTCGAGAGAGGCACCGGCAACATCAACAAGGCGATCTCGCTGCAAGGTCTGACTGCGGACCTGGCGCGCGCGAAGAACAAGGGGCTAGCGGAGGAAGCGGCCGTGGTTGCGAAGGTCTTCGGCGGCCAGGAGACCGCGCTCCGCCGTGCGGTGCCGGGGCTGTCGAAGAACGCGCACGGCTGGGACCTGATCCGGGAGGCGCAGAAGAAGCTGGCCGGGCAGGCGGCCGCGAACACGACCGCGTCGGAACAGTTCGCGTCGACGTTGCACGACACCGAGGAGATCATCGGCACCGGACTGTTGCCGACGCTGAACCAGTACCTCGGCTCGCTCAGCGAGTGGCTGCAGAAGATGAACGAGTCCGGGAAGCTGCAACGCGACGTCGGGGCCGCCGCCGACATCCTCCGTAGCGCCGTCGGCGCCGTCAACAAGGTGTTCGACACCCTGAACCACGTCACCGGGTCGACGAAGCAGACGCTGAAGCTGCTGCTCGAGGTCTTCGTGGCGTACAAGACGCTGAACATCATCTCGTCGCTGAAGGACATCGCGACCAACATCGGGTTGATCGGCAGGAAGGCGAAGGTCGCAGCCGGCGAGTCCGCCGCTCTCCGCGGCGAGCTCGGCCTGCTCGGCGGCATCAACCCGATCGTCATCCCGATCACCTTGGCTATCGCGGCCGAACAGGCCGGCCACGGCGACCCGCTCGGGATCGGGAACATCCTGAAGAAGCACGACCTGGTCGGTCTGCTCACCGGCCGTAAAGGGTTTCTGTACGACCTGTTCGCCGGGAAGGCGAAAGGCCCGAGCGGCCAGGGTGCGCTCGACAAGCTCCTGGAGGGCATGCGGAAGTCCGCGGCGGCGCCGAACACGAAGAGCGTCGACCTGCGTACCGCCGGCGGCATCGTCGTCGACACCAAACCGCCGACTGTTGAACAGCGAAACGCTGCGTTCGACGCGATGATCTCCCGTCAGCTTGGCCGCGTCCAAGACATCAGCACGGTGCAGGGACAGATCGCACGGCTGCAGCAGATCGCCTCCCTGATCGAGAAACGACGGGCGGTCACAAACGACATCACCCGCCGGTTGAAGCTCGAGGACAACCTGCTCGCCGTGTTCCGCGAGATCAAGTCCGATCGGCTGCAGCTGCAGCAGGACGCGATCGACGCGTTGAGCCTGGACGTCGCCCGCGCCGGCCTCACCAAGTCGCTCAGCGACGACATCGCGGCGTTGCAGGTCGTGAACGCGAAGCTCGCCCAGCAGAACCGGCTGTACGGCACGACGAACGACCGGATGCAGCAGATCATCGGCAACGAGCAGACGATCCAGGAGAAGCGGGAGCAGCAACGCCAGAACGCGCAGGAGGCCGCGCAGAAGGCGGCAGCACGCGCCGCGGCCCGCCAGTTCCGGCTGCTCGGGCTCGGCGCGGAAGGCGACGACCTGATCCCCGGCGTCGGCAACCTCCGGAAACGGCTGAAGTCGCTCCGCGCGACGATCGCGGGGAGCAGCCTCGACACGCGCGCAACCCAGCAGACGATCAAGCACATAGGTCAGGTGCTGTCCGGTGCGTTCGGCGCCGTCGGCGACCAGGTCAGGTCGAAGATCGACGAGATCTTCAAGGGCTGGTCTGACGAGCTGAAGAAGGGCCGCGACGATCTGGCGACGAAGTTCCGGCCGGTCGACGCGAACAAGTTCATCGCCGGACTCGGCCTCGGCCTCACCCCCGATCAGGTGAAGCGTTTGCGCGCGGGGATCGTCACGCTCGGACCGCACGCGACCGCCCCGACTCACCACACCGGGGCGTTTGCATTGGCCGGCGGCGTCACGGTCAACGGCGGCGTCCACCTCCACGGTGTCCAGGACATGAGCCGCTTCGAAGCTGAGCTGCAGAAGCGTGCGCACGGCAGGCCGCACCCGCGCCGGGGCGCACGCTGAGATGGCTTTGCCGGACGGCAGGTTCCTGGTCGCGTTCGGCGGCGCAACACTCGACTGGAACGCAACCTTCACCGCCGTTGACGCCTACCCGAACCTCGTCACGAGCTACAGCATCGACCGCGGCCGCCAGGTCGAGCTCGAGCGCACCGACACCGGCCGCGCGACCGTGCAGATCGCCGACACCGACGGCATCCTCGATCCGACCAACGCGTCAGGGCCGTTCTACGGGCTGATCGAACCGCTGCTGCAGGCGGCGATCCGGCGCCGCAACCCCGTCGACGGCGTCTGGTACACGCGCTTCCGCGGCTGGATCTCGGAGATGGACTACGCCTTCGACCCGTCGCAGCGCGTGAACCGGCTGACGGTCAGCCTGGTCGACATCTTCGAGATCCTCTCGACGATCGAGATGATGCCCGGCGACTTCGGCGTCACGCCGCCGAAGGGCAGCGAAGACCAGATCTTCTTCGAGGACAACACCGTCCAGGAGCGGATCGAGCAGATCCTCGCGAACGCCCTCAACCGGCCCGGCGTCGACCGCTCCGACTACTGGGTCGTCTTCAGCGGCAACGTGAGGTTGCACGAGACGGTCGTCAGCCCCGGCGAGTCGGCGATGGCTGCGATCCAGGAGGCCGCCGACGCCGAGTTCCC